GAGAAATCTTTACTTATAGCATTGGAAAGTGGTGAGGAGAAAACAATTCTCAACACTCTAAAGAATGTACTCAAGTCATGTGTTATCTCTCGTGTGAAGATAGACGAACTTCCTAGTTTTGATTTAGAATTTCTATTTTTGAATATAAGAGGTAAATCTGTCGGCGAATCTGTGGAGTTGTTGGTCACTTGTGAGGATGACGGGGAGACTCAAGTCCCTTTGACCATACAAATGTCTGACATCAAATTAGATATTCCAGATGAACACTCAGATACTATAGACTTGGGAGATGACTTACATCTTAAGATGAAATACCCATCTTTTAGTCAATTTGCTGAGAATAATTTCTTTCCATCTAAAGTGAAAGATGATTTACTTGACAAAGCATTTGGAAATGTTGTTGATTGTATAGATCAAATTTACAACTCAGACGAAGCATGGTCAGGATCTGATTGCACAAAGAAAGAATTAATGGACTTTATTGAGCAATTGAGTTCTTCTCAGTTTCAAAAAATTGAAGAATTCTTTACAAGTATGCCCAAACTGGTTTATAAAACCACTGTGACAAATCCTAATACTAAAAAGGATAACAAAATTGTAATTGAGGGTTTATCAAATTTTTTCGCATAATGATGTATCATGAGTCTTTATCAAATTTTATGGAGACAACTTTCGCTTTAGTGCAACATCATAACTGGAGCATCACTGAGATAGAGAACATGGTACCGTGGGAGAAGCAAACTTATGTAAAAATGCTTCAAAACTTCATCGAGAAACGTAATTTAGAAAACCAACAAGCAAAGAATGCTTAATCCGGGACAAAAAATGGTGATGATAGGGGGCATGATGATCCCTGAAGGTTTAGTAATACCTCAAAATTCTATGATACCAAATAGAATAAAAGAGGATGAAAAAACTAAACCAAAACCTTTAGATGTCAAACCATTGTCTCAGAGAATGAGTATTGCCTATGATAATATTGCTAATAATGAAAAAGAAGGAAAAGAGTTATCACCCAAATATGTTGTTGCATTAGGTAAGTTAGTACTAGAAATAGAACAGGTAAAAAATAATTTACAAAGTATAGCACAGGAAGTTCAGGCATCAAATAGGAAGAAAAAGGAACTTGATGATCAAGAACTTAAACTATTAGAGGATGAGAAAGATAGACTAACAGCACTAGGAGCATCTTTTAGAGGTTTTAGAAGGAGACTTGGCGGTATTACTGCTCTCATAGCAGGAAAACAATTTTTAGAGGGTGATATTAGTGGAGGAATACAGAATGCCTCCATAGCAGTGGGTGCTCTCTTACCAGATATTGTAAGACTCACAAGTGGTGTGGTTTTAGGTGGAATGCTTAGAGGTGGTGGTGGAAGAGGAGTAGTAGCACCAAGAGGAGGTGGTAGAGGAAGTTTATTGCCATTGTTATTAGGTGGCGGTGGTTTATTAGGTTTAGGTTCATTCTTAGGTTCAAGAGGTAGTGGTGATCAGAGAAGAATTGAATTGACAAAGAGAGAGGCATTTCCACAATTGCTATCACAAAATGATGTTAAAAGATTTAGATTAACAACAGATAGATTTGACAATATTTTATCCAATGTCAACAATAATAAATTAAATATAACAACTAGTCCTTTTACTTCCGGAGTGGTAGAGGATGTAAAATTACCTCCAACTGTGGGTGAATCTGTTGGAGATGACAAAGATAAAATTCTTAATTTTTTAGGTGTAGGTGATAAAGAAGAATCTGATGAAGAAGAAACAGAATCTTTGAATACAGATAATATTGAAAGGGAAACAGATCCTTTTGTTGACAACTATATGAACATGTTTAATATACAACCGTTATTTCTTAATTCTCTTCCTCAAGATCTAACAAACGATGATCTCGCATTTTTAGATGATGATACTATGGGTGAAAATATAAATGTATTTGATTTTGGTGGTGATGATGACGGACAGAATAATAAGATGGAAGGAGTAAAATATTCACCACAATTAGTATCAAGTAGTAATATATCTGTAAATCCTGAATTCAGTGACAATAGTAAAATAAGTTATATTCTACAATATGGTGGAGGGGCAGTAGTATGAACATAGGTGTGTTGCTGAATAGAAGAAGTTTACTAGTATCATCAGCACAAAAACTTAACACCCTTATAAGGACTAGTAATAGAGCACAGATAATTGCAAAATCATTTTTACTAAGCAAAAAGAAAGAATTAAGTGATACAAGAGCAAAAGCATTTTCTTCCTTAAAACGACAGAGTAAAGATGATAATGCTAATTTACTGGAAATAGGTGCCGGTATAGGTGGTGGGGCATCACTTTTGAGAAAAGGTAAACCAAAAGTAACCAAAGGAATTGGAAAATTAAAAGGATTAGGAAGACTAAGTAGAACAAATGTTTTATTGAATACTGCTTTTACTGCTGCAGATTTCATGGGACGAAAGAGTTCAGGTCAAACAAATCTACAGGCAGGGGTAGGAGCAGGAGCAGGATTGTTAGGTGGTCTTGGAGGATTTACTGCAGGTGCTAAGATAGGAGCATCTATAGGAGCACTCGGAGGACCAGTTGGAATTGCTATAGGTGGTTTGTTAGGTGGTGCTGTAGGTAGTTTTGCCGGATCATCACTTGCAAGTGGTGCTGCAGACAGAGCAACCGGTGTTACGGGATCAAATTTTAGAAGAAGAGAATTAGAAAGACAAGAAGTAAGAATTAATAAAAGAACTGAGTTTACAGTAGGTTTAGACAGTTTTGATAAGGCACTTGATAAATTTAGAAAATATGATGAAGATTTGAAAGCATTTATATTACGTGCCACAGGTAGAGATAAAGATAATCAAGCACTTAAACCTTTCCTATTAGGTCCTTTTGGTCGTGGTGGTGCTACTCAAAGCGATGTAGATAAAGCATATAGTAGAGGTATCAGTACAGGTGTATATAGAACAGTGGGTGCAGTTATTATAGGTGCAGCAGTGATAAAGGCAGGTGGATTAATTCTTACTAAAAAATTCCTATTAAGTTTGCTAAAAGGTACACTCGCTAAAAAGATTTTAGGAAAGAAATTTCAATTTGGTCTAATGAAAGGAAAGGTTTTTCCTTCAAAACCAATCCAATTTCGTAAGGGGGGAATACTTAAAAAGAAAACCCCTGTTAAAGTCAAATCCAAAGTAACAAAAGGTGGAACAAAACCCGGCAAAAAGAAAATTCTGAGAGCTCAGGATCAAGTTACATATTCAGATGAAACAGGTAAAATAATCAAAAAATATGATCAGAATAGACCAAAATTTGAACGTATAAAAAATAAATCCACAAATGAAGATGTACAGAATATTATTAGGAAAGGAAATCAACTAGACTTACTAAACAAAAAATTAAATAAACAAACAATAATTAAGAATCAGAGAATAATAAAGAAATATCAAAAGAATAGAGTAATACAGAAAAACTTATTCAGAAAAAAAGAGAACTTTGATACTAATAATAAAGATATATCTGATGTTAGGATTATTAATGAGGGAAATAATGGAAATAATATAGCATTCAATTCTGATACAGAAGATCCCTACTTAGGCACAATAAATACCATCAAGGCATATAGTGAGTTGACAGTATAATGAGTTATTCAAAGGGAGCAAAGATAGAGTTTTTTACTGTCAGAACACCAGATGACAAAGAAGAATTTGTAATCACAGAACAATTAGGACCAATTCAGTTTTATGAAGACATGATAGATGCTTCATTCCATGTCGAGGTCATGGTGTTTGATACTGCAGGAAAGTTGCATGGTATACCTATAAGGAGTGGATCAAAAGTATTTTTTCGTATAAAGACTCCTTCTGGTATTATTGACTTTGGAAAAGAACCATTATTTATTAGTAATATCAAGACTTCTGGTAGTACTTCTAAAAAGGAATTCTTCGTAATGCAACTTGAGTCTAAAGGCACATTCCATAATCATTTTACTAGACTTTACGAACGTTATGATGAAAAAGCGGATGTATTAATCAAGAAGTTTTTGAAGGATACCTTAGATATATCAGATGATAAAGTATTAGATGAAAATTTCGAGAAACCAAGAAATAAAATATCTTTTTGTGGTAATTATAAGAGACCATTACAAACATGTGTAAGTCTGGCAACAAAATCTATACCTGAGATTGGAACTCAACAAAATCTAACAAGAGGTGGATCTGGATTTTTCTTTTGGGAAACTATAAGAGGATATAAGTTTAGAAGTCCTGATGGTATTTTTAGTCAAATAAAGGAAGATAAAGATAGTATACCGGAATATCAAAAGGTGGCATCATTCAATGCACTAGACCCAGAAAATGACTTTCATATTGTTAATGAACCTTCATGGTCTAATAATGATAATTTATTAGAAAAATTATCACTAGGTCAGTATTCTGCATATAATACTTTCTTTGATATCAATACAAGAAAACATGTAGTAGCATATAGGGGTACAGAAGGGATACATGAGTATAAACCAAAATCTCAGGAAGAATCTGGTGTAAATGCTACAATGCTATCGAATGAACAACCATTTGTTCCTGAATTTTTCACTGATAAACCCTCAAGAATGATGTTATCTTTTATAGATAAGGGAACTTACACAAATGACTTGACTACACCACAGGAGCATGTATTATATGAAGCAAAGAGGCAATCACGTTATGCTGCACTCTTTTCACAAACACTTGTGATTACGGTGCCTATGAACGTACAGTTATCCGCAGGTTCTGTGGTAAAGGTCAAATTTCCTCGAATAAATATAGACAAATCCAATAGCAATAGTAACAATCCTGCTAGTGGATACTATATGATTAAATCATTGTCTCATCAACTAGGATCTCAAGGTGATTTTACCGGACTGAAATTAGTTAGAGACGCTTATTCTAAATTAACATGAAAAGTATAGAAGATCACATAGCACACGACAAAGAGATCATTTCTGATCCAATTGCCAGTCCTGCTGCTAGAAGACATGCAAAAGAAGAATTGCAAGAGTTAGAAGAGTATGCAGAGCATCACAAAGATGAGATTGCTGCAGGGGATCATCATGATCCTAATGCACTCGAATTATTTTGTGATTTGCACCCAGATGAACCTGAATGTTTAGTATACGACGACTAAATGGCACTGGAATCTCGTCTCAATAAGGTACATTTCTTTGGTCAAGATGGCAACATGCCATTTGTGGGTCAGGTGACAACTGATGCAGCTTGGCGAGAGTATCATGACCTGTATGGGTATCGAGTCAAGGTAAGAATATTTGGTAAGCATCCTCCTTCAAGTGAATTACCTGATGAGAAATTACCATGGGCACATGTATCGGTGCCATGTACATTTGGTGCGGGTAAACATCATGCAGGCACTACATTATGCCTTCAAGGTGGAGAAACAGTTCATGGATATTTTGCTGACGGTGAGGATGGACAAATTCCTATAATATTAGGGGCATTTCAAACTGAATTTTCAATTAGAAATGAAACTGAATATCTATTAGCATCTAATAGTAGTTCAAAGTTTTATGAAATGTTTGCTAAACCAGACTTGGAATGGTCCGCACTCAATCAAATTGGGGGTGTCAATCCTACTGAAACTAATGGCGTAAATATAGCGAAGAATGTAACTAAACAGAATGATATTGATGAAAAGAAAATAATCGTCAAAAAAGCAAAAAAATGTAAAGGTGGTAAAGGGTTTTTACATGAAGTCTCAAGATCTTTAGCATCATTCATCGAAGTTACAAATGGATTGAATAAGTTTCAAGATACTTATATTGACCCTGTGATGGATGAAATTGCTGATGTAGCGGAACTTGCAAGAACTACTGCACAAGTCATTTCTGGAGCATATGCAACGGTTATTAGACTTGCAAGAAAGTATTTGTTTGATAAGATTCATAAGTTGGTAGAAAATCTTATGGGTTTTTTACAACTCGATAGTTTATTGAAAGATATTGCTGTCAAGAAAGCAGTCGATTCAATATATTGTGTTATAGAAAATATTATTAAGAGTCTACAAAATGTTATAGAAGAATTTTTGATAGGACTAATAGGTAAACTTGTACAAGCACCATTATGTGCTGCAGAGCAGTTTTTAGCAGGGTTGAATTCAAGATTCTTTAACGATATTGAAAAGAAGATAAGTGATGCAATGAATACTATATCAGGAATACTGGGTCCTATTGGGTCTTTTATGGGTTTTCTTGATAAAGCAATGAATTATGTTCAGATAGGTTTGAAGTTGCTATCTTGTGAAGATACAAAATGTCCTCCAGAACCATATGATTGGGCGTTGAACTTCGGTCCATCAAAACAACAAACACTCGATTTCAAAAAAACTATTGATATATCATCTAAATTTGATGCAGTAGGTTTTGGAAAGTCAGTCAATGATGGAATAGAAAAATTCTTTGGATTAGATGAAAATGATCTTGAGAATGCAGATAAAGTTGCAGCGATAGTCGGACCTTGCCCTATAGATAAGAAAGTATGTGGTGCACCTAAGATAGAAATATTTGGTGGTGGAGGAATAGGAGCAGTGGCAAACGCTGTTGTGAATGAGTATGGGTCTATTGTGGGTGTTAATATGCAAGAACTTGGTTTTGGTTATACCTCAAAACCTTTTGTAAGTATCCTTGACAACTGTGGAGGCAATGGTGCTGAAGGTGAAGCAATTATTGAAAATGGTCAAGTCGTCAATATTATCATTAGAAGAGGTGGTGGAGGATATCAAATCCCAACAGATATTTCTGATAGTGATGGGATAAGTGTTGTTGGAGAAATAGAAGGTGTTGAGATAATAAACACAGGAAGAGATTATAAACCTGATGATATCATAACAAGTGAATGTGGACAACTTAAAATGGTGTTAGATAGTGATGGAAGAATAATTGATGCTAGAGTTATTTCTGCTCATAAAGGTTGTAAAGTGATTCCTGCTCTATCAATAAAAACAAAAACTGGTTATGGAGCACTTGTGAGACCCATTATGAGATATAGAAAGGTAGAAGATTATGATTCAACGATTCCTGCAGATGGAGTTATGGTTGTTGATTGTGTGAGTAGTTATTAATGGAAAGAAAAACTCCCCCACTAGTCATAAACACACCCGAAGATGGATTTCTTAGAGTCGGATTGAATACTGATGCTAAAACATCTCGTCCTGATCAAGTTCAATTAGCAGGAGGTTGTGGAGCGAGTCTTAGAATATTTGATGATGGTGGATGGGAACTCAGATCTGTAAACAGATCAGGTAAACCAAATAAAAAAGGATGTAATATAATAGCACAGGGAGAAGGTGGATTACACATCTATTCAGATGGTGATGTTAATATAGATGCAAAAGGTGACTTCAATGTCTCTGCAAGAAATATTACAATGGAAACCACTGCAGATGATGGAGACTTTACTGTTTTTACTAAAAGAGATATAATGTTAGATGCAGATAACAACTTCAAAGCATTTGGAACAAAAGTTGCTATTTCAGCAGCAGATGATTTGGTTACACACTCTAAAGGTTGGAACTTAATCGTGGGTAATCCAGTATATGTTTATGAGAAGAAATCTAAACTTATACCAACTAGCACAAGTGATATTGTAAGCAGTATTCTTGATTCAGTTGATCTAAACGTTATTGGAGGAGGTTTTTATACTGATTAGGTTATGATTTTTTTCTCGATTATATTATCATTCTTTGCTAATCATCTACCAGTGATGTATGTTCAAGTGCCTCAGTGGGCAGATGATTGGGCAGTGTGTGCTGTAGATATACCTGATGCCAAATGTCATTGGTATGTTATGGCACCTGATAACACATTTGGTGAGGGATTCGATTGGGAAGAAGCACCATGGTTTGATGCAACAGGTCTAAATGATGTTGCACCAATGCAAAAAGAAACAGTTGTACAAAAACTACAGAAAAAATAATGGAATCACCAGAAGTATCATCGGGTAAAATCTATATCGGTCCATCTATACCGGCAAAACTCGATCGATCAATTACTACTAAGAATGGAGACAAACCTTATGATGGCACTCTAGCAGTGACAGGACCTGCTTTTATAGGTGGACATTCACCTAGTGCTAAAGCTGTGCTAAATGTCGGGACAGATTTGGGAGATTTCAAACCCGCAATTGATGGTAGAGCATTAGATGTTGAGGGTGATGTCCATATTGTAGGACAGAAAGCAACGAATGCGGTTGTTATTCAAGGTGACTTATTTGTAAGTGGTGATATTGACGGTGGCAATAAAGGAAGACTTGCATCTAGATTTTCAACTGCTGATAGTTTACCATCAAAATCATTTGATATTCAACATCCAACAAAGGGAGAGGGATGGAGATTACGCTACGTTTCGTTAGAAGGACCAGAATCTGCTGTTTACTATCGTGGTAGATTGACAGGATCAAATACGATTGAATTGCCATCCTACTGGAAAGATCTGGTTCATGAAGATAGTATTACGGTATCAATACAATCTATTGGATCTACTCAAAAAATTATCGTTATGGAATTTGACAATGAAAAAATAATTTTATCAGGTAACACTGATTGTTTTTTTCATGTTTATGGTGAAAGAAAGGATGTGAATCCACTATTGACAGAGTATGAAGGTAATTGGAGATATGATTATCCGGATCCAAACTTCAATCAAAATACTGATTTAGACCTTCGTAATTACAAAGATCCTAATTATGAATTCCCTAGAAACACTATTACAAAGTAGATAAATAAAAAGAAAATTCATTATGCATTGTTATACTACTAGTGGAAAAGTCCACACTGATGGAATCATCGAATTACCCGAAAATTGGCAGGGTAATATCAAACCAGAAACAATATCTGTACAATTGACTCCCATAGGGACATTTCAGGAATTATTTGTAAAAGAGATACAGTGGGGGATGAAAGTTATTATAAGAAGCGGTGGAGGTGGTTCATTGAATGCTTATTATACTGTAACTGCAGATCCTATAAAAGTTGAAGAGGCACCGGAACCACTAAAGTTGATTGCATGATATGCATGGCAAAATAATATGCCCTGTATGTGGACATTTATGTAATAGTAGAATTGAATTTGGTTCTCATATAAGGCGTTGTCAAGCAGTGACAGGCGAGAGAAATTTCAAATTCAATCGAAAAAAGAACTCAAAAAAGAAAAAGAAAAGATCACGCTAGATCCCACATATAACTGAAGTATAAATAGGTTGAAGGAGATAGTAGTGTATTTATAGGTATGCCGTTAAGCAGACTCGAAAATTTTCTCAAGAATGTCACAGGTAATGTAATTTACGTTAATCCTGAAGAACTTGATGCAACAGATGATATTAGTAATAGAGGGAATAGTCGAGCGAGACCTTTTAAAACTATTCAACGTGCATTAATTGAGGCAGCGAGATTTTCATATCAAGTAGGAGATAACAACGATAAGTTTGATAAAACAACAGTTTTAGTATCATCGGGTATCCATTATATTGATAACAGACCCGGATTACAAATCAACACTTCAGGTTCACTCACTGATGTAAATGGCACTGCAGCAACAATTGATCAATTATCGATTGGAAGTAATTTTGATATTCAAGATCCTAATAATGTATTATACAAGTTTAACAGTGTCAGTGGTGGTGTCATAGTACCTCGTGGTACTTCATTAGTGGGATCAGATCTTAGAAAGACAAAGATAAAACCGAAGTTTGTTCCACAACCTGATAATGGCAACATTGATTCTGCAGCGATATTCAAAGTAACAGGTGCATGTTTTTTCTATGGATTTAGTTTCTTTGACGCTGATCCAAATGATAGAATTTTTAGAGATTATACAACAAATGTATATGTTCCGAACTATTCTCATCACAAACTAACATGTTTTGAGTACGCTGATGGCGTGAATACTATTGCAGGTAAGGGTAACACCGACCTTGACATGTATTATTATAAGTTGACACTTGCTTATGGTACTAACAGTGGTCGTGCTGTACCAGTATATCCTACAAATACAGATTTTGAGAAGTCAGTCGATGAAACTCGTATTGTAGGTGCTATATCACAGGTAGGAACTATTTCTATCAATGACATATATTCTGGTGCAAATCCAACAGATTCAACAGCAACACCTATTGTTACTGTTATCACAGCAACTAATCATAATTTTGAAGTAGGAACACCAATATTAATAAATGGCGTTGATGATTCAAACTATGATGGAAGTTATATTGTATCTCAGATTCTTAGTGATACTTCTTTTACCTATGCTGTTCCTACAACACCTTCTAGCACAGCAACACCAAACTTATCTGGAAAGAATGCAGTTGTAAAAATTGAAAGTGATACTGTTTCATCTGCATCACCATACATTTTCAACGTTTCTATAAGATCTGTATTCGGTATATGTGGTCTAAACGCTGATGGAAGTAAAGCAACTGGATTCAAGTCCATGGTTGTAGCACAGTTCACTGGTATTGCACTCAATAAAGATGATAATGCTTATGTCAAATATAATACTGCAACAGGTGTATGGCAAGATCAAGCAGCACTCGGATCTTCGGTAAGTTTACACACAGATAGTCTTGCTAAACATAAACCATCTTACGAAAACTATCATGTAAGAGTAAGTAATAATGGTATAATTCAGGCAGTATCAGTATTCGCTATCGGTTATGCTAAACATTTCCATGCCACTACTGGTGGTGATATGTCAATCACCAACTCTAACTCTAACTTTGGTGCTAAGTCATTAGAAGCAGATAAGTTTAGATTTGAAGCATTTCTTAAAGATGATAAGGGATTTATAAGAGAGATCAATCCTCCACAACATA